CCGCAGGACATCACCGTTTCGACGGTAGCGTTCAGCAGATGACATTCGAGGTAGGTCTTTCTCCTGAAAAGATGGGAAGTTCTCGGAACTATTTCGCCAACGAAGAGGTTTTGCAGTGGCTCGCCCCTTCCTCGACACGACAAAAAGGTTTTTCCTTTCGCGTTGTCAGCGTGACGGAGTATCACAAGCAAGAGGCTCGTAATGCCCTCTTCCGTCTTAGCGACGAAATGGAGAGCAGAGGTGGTAATATTTGGCATTTTCACATGTAAAAGACTATGATACAACCAGAAGACATATTGGAGGTGATGGGACGGCAGGCAAAGACAGTCTGCTCGCAGGTATATCCTCAGAACAGACCGAATGCCGTGTCGAAGCGTCATGACGTCTACATCGTCGTTGCCCTCCCCTACTCTCCCGTCAACAAAACCCTCGGTGAGGATGATGATTGGTGGGTAGACCAGACGGTAGTCTTCGAGTTGTACGTCGCCGACAAGAAAGGTGCCGCAGACCCTCGTCTACTCAATGGAGAAGTGATGAAGGAGAAGCGTGAGGCCATCCTCGCCTTGTTCCCCATCGTTGACTACTCCCTTGGCATCAAGATTACGCGCCCTCGCGTTGTCATTCCCGCATCGAGCGATGGCGACGGCTACCACACCTCCCGCATACAGGCAAGGATGAGTACTATGGTATAGTTAGAGTTGAGAGTTTAGAGTTTAGAGTTTAGAGTATAAAGTTTATAGAAAGGATATAACTATGGCATTAAAGACAAAAGCACAGTTGAAGGACGTTTTCAACGGCCCCGCGTCGCTGCTCTATCAGGCTGGCGCACTTACTCTGAGCGGCTCCACCATTACCATCGACCCCACATTGGACGTTCCCGTTAAGGTGGACACCATCGAGTTCGAGCAGGGTGAGCCGAGTATCGAACACTACAAGGTCATCGGTCTGACGGGTGACTGGGTATCGAGTGCTGAGGCAGGTGACTTCTCGGTCAGCTTCCGCGTTCCCACCAAGCACACCGACATCCTGAAGATGGCCTTCGGCACGGATGCAGTTACCGAGAGCATCTCCACGGGTAGCACTGGCACCTATGGCAACTTCTCTGGCGACGGTATCGTGCTGACGAACCACAAGATTCAGGGTACTTGGATCATCGTCAACGACGCACAAGACCAGATGATGATTATCAACAACACCGCCCTCTACGCTTCCATCGTGATGGATACCGACGCCAAGGGTGTGATTGCTGTTGACTTCAACGGTACCATTGAGTCCGACGGCTCGAACCCCGATATCTTCTTCCTGAAGAAGAGTGGCAACTAAGTTCTTGGGGTTGTAATAAGTCTCACGGGGGCGGGCGGTCATTCCGCTTTGCTCCCTTTTTTATTTAAAGTCGCGAAAGTATCGCAACAAACAAAGACAGATTATGGCAGCAGAGATAGAACAACCTACCGTAGACCTACAGGCGTTGTTTGACGAGTTAATGAGCAGAGAGCCCGACGTGGTTACTTTCTGCGGACATAAGCATCGCATCGGGTGGCTTCACAACGGCACTACTCGTAAGTTCTCGCATATCATGCTAAAGGAGAAAGACCCTTGGAAGCGCAACGTGAAGGTTTGTGCCTGCGTCTTGCTGAACAGACGTAACGGCCTGTGGACGTGGTTTCTCCTGAAGGTGTGGTATTGGGTGTATTGGCGTTGGCTTTACTACATGAAGGACATCGACCAAGTGGAGATTGCGGGGGTACTTGATGCCGCCAAAAAAAAAATTCAATCCGAGCCATTAGCGATGGCTACCATATTAGCGACAGGGATGATGGACACGATGATGACGATGGCTCGTCACGAAGTTGGCCGAGTCGCACCCGTTGGGGCGGAGCCTACTCCCTGAGTGAGAAGTTCCCGTGGCTTTTCGAGCGTCACTACGGCATTGCCGCCTACGACTATTGGTGGGGCTACACGGCAGCGGAGATAGATTTAATGGCTATAGACCAACCCGTGATTTCCTATAAGACAGAAAAGAAGAAGGGCATGATGGCAAGTAAGAAAGAAGTCGCAGAGCTCGATGCTCTTGCGGATGCTTGGGAGAAGAAACGTCAGGGTAAGAGATTCGTTGGCAAAGAGATCTCGCTTAACGACTTTATGAGAAGCGATCTGGGAAAAAGAATTTCTTCCACTCAGGCTTGATGATAGGTATCAAAACTGCTATGGCCACATAAATAATGAAAATAATTAGGAAGAATGGATGCCCGAACAAAGCGAACAGCATAATTCCCCATGCGATTGCAGCTATCTTATTCATAACAACATAGAATTTTTGCAAATATACAAAGATATTGATAAAGATAAGTAACAAACCCTTATAATTAACAAAAATTATGGCAAGCAGTGACAAACTTTGGTTTGAGTTGGGGGTCAGAGAGCAAATAACCCAAAAACTTGATGCTATCATCAAAAAGGCGGATGACGTCGCTAAGTCATTGTTGATAATAGGTAAAGAACCACTCGTTCCCGGTGTTAAGGATGGTCTTGATAACCTTTCTAAGCTCGAAAAAGCGATTGCGAATATCCGTGGCAAGTTGTCGGAACTTCGCTCTCTAAGAATAAAGGTTACAGACCCCCAAGACCTTGCAGAAATCAACAGAATACAACTTGCTCTTGGCAAGATGCGTGAGCGCATTAACCGCTTTAAGAAAGAAGCAGGTAAAAATATAGAAGAGAACGGTCTTGCCGAAGGGTTTCTTTCAATCATTGGCTATGATACTGCTATGGCGCAGGTGACTCAAAGAGTTGGAGAATTTTCCCGCAGGCAACGAGATGTTTCTCAGGCAACCCGCGAGAGTGCTCGTTCCAATTATGCTCTTGTGGAATCTTATGACCAAATTGTCGCAGCAGGTAATCGCACCAATAATGTGTTAGAGCAGATGAAAGCTCAGGTTGGAAGTGCACTAAGCATATGGGGTGTTGAGAAACTGCTTAAAGACGTCGTTCAGATAGGTGGCCAATTCGAGGTGCAGCATATTGCCATGCAAAGCATCCTTGGAGATATTGAGCAAGCAAACTCCATGTTTGAGCAGATGAAACGCCTTGCCGTCGTATCTCCGTTTAACTTTTCGCAGCTGGCAAAATATACCAAGCAGGTAGCCGCTTTTGGCATTCCCTACGAGGAACTGTACGACACCACAAAACGCCTTGCCGACATGAGTGCAGGTCTTGGTGTTGACATGGGGCGACTGATTCTTGCCTATGGTCAGGTGCGCAGTGCTGCCGTGCTGAGAGGTCAGGAACTTCGTCAGTTCACTGAGGCAGGTATTCCGATGGTGAAAGCCCTTGCAGAAGAGTTCACAAAGCTAAACGGAGAGGTCGTGACCACTGGAGACGTCTTTAAGCTCATAAGCAAGCGAGCTGTGCCTTTTGAGATGGTGAAGAAGGTAATGTGGGACATGACCGAAGAGGGAGGGCGCTTCTACAACATGCAGTTTGTCCTATCAGACACCCTTGCTGGTAAATGGAGTAACCTTCGTGACGCATGGGAAATCATGCTCAGTGATTTTGCCAAGGGTTCTTCGATGAGCGGTCAAATGCTGAAGGGCATGGTGCAAGGTCTTACTACACTTATCGAAAATATTGATAAGATTGCTCCCCTTATCAGCGCGACGATATTGACTTTTACTTCTCATAAGTTCCTAAGCGGTCTCTCTGACAACGCGATTTTTAATCTTAAAGGTGTTGACGCCCGTATAGCAAAGGCTCAGAAGCTAAACGCGATAAAAATCCGCGAACGGTATATACAAGGCGAAATAAATGCTAAGGAGATGCAGGGAGCTCTTCAAAGGAACAAGGACATCAACCTTTGGCGCACTCAACTTGCTTTGGCAGGGCGGATGAACGGCTTCCACCTTATGCACTTGGACTACAAGAAGAAGGAGAACAAAGAGCTGCTTAAACAGCTTGTGCTGATGCAGGCAATGGATCAGAAAACGGCAAACATGTTCCTAAACGGCCAAAAGTTGACAGGAGCATTCCGTATGGTCGGCGCAAGCATTAAATCGGCATTAGGCCCTATCGGTTGGGGAATGATTGCTATGGATGCCGTTGTTGCTATCGGCACAGCCATGTGGATGAGTTGGCAAAAAACCAACGACCAGATGAAAGAAGCCAACGACACCTTTATCTCGACGGCAAAAGATAGGCGTAAAGAGCTTGAAGATACTCTTAGCGGATATGAAAAGAGTGAACCTTCCAACGATGACAGCTACAAGAATGCCATCGAAGCGATGAAGGAGCAGCTTAAGCAATACGATGCCAACTATGCAGGTGTTATGCGCGAGGTTGACGGCATCAGCTCTTTGAAGGACAAGTACGATTTGTTGAAAAAAGAGCTTGGGTATGTCAAGGAAGCATACGATATGGCTGCAAGGAGCAAGGAAAGTTTTGAGGACGTGCAAGACGGCACGAAGGAACTTAGGTACCAAGCTGACGAATGGACGAAGTCGACTGGCGAGATGGAGGTTGCCATTACAAAGCTCGCCGCCAAGGGAAGCGAAAAAATTGAGGAGTTCCTTAAAAAGGTTGCCGAACTAAATCCTGAGATGCGAAAAGCCGTCTATGACGAAAATGGCACTTTCGCAGGTGCTCAGAAGGCTCTTAAATGGATGTCCGATAACCTTAGCGGTGCAGAGTTAGGTGCTATCAATGCCTCGCTACAAGGAAACCAACTGCTGCGTAATGGTAAATACGTCGATAAATACAACAGCATTTGGAAGTATCTTGACGACGAAGACCAAGAGATGTGGGAGACATACTTCAAGAACTACCGCTCTCGTGCTTCCAGATATGAGTCGCAGATTGCACCTTTGATGGAAAAGGTTTGGGCTTCTTCTATTGAGCAGACTGCGGCAGAGATAGGCATCAAAGCAGACGAGTTGGAGAAGAAGTTGGAAAAGGAAGGTAACAACGTAGACCAACGCACCAAGACCCTGCTGTTGAATTTCTACCGCGAGCAAATGAACGCTATCACGGCAGGAAATCAGGACTTTGCCAGATGGGTTGACAGCCAACGCACAACCTTACGTTTCCACTTTGACATCGTATCTGATTATGCCGAGCAAAAAGACGAATTGCAAGGCGGAGCTGCGAGAGCGTGGAATAAGATTGGCGGCGAAGGCACGAATGAGTATGGATTCCCCAATAGGAATAAGAAAAAGAACGGTTTTACAAAGCAAGACATCAAAAATGCGTTTGGTGAAACCGGAAATGACTATGTGGCAGGGGCAAAATACTTGAACGATGAAGTAGATAAGTCAGAAACTGCATGGAAGGCGACAAAGAAAGCATACGAGAAAGGAATAGCAACAGCAGAAGAAGTTGAAGACGCAAAGTCAGAATTTGACGATAAGCTAAGTGAACTTGTTCAAATCGCACCTCGCGAGTCTAAGCTAAAGAATAACAAAAAAGGCACTGGAGGTTCCAAAAAGGACACACTACTTGAAAGTGCAAAGACTCGCTTAGAAGAAGTAAAAGAGTTCTACGCTGAATACAAGAAGTATCGCGAGCAATACGGGCCTGAAAAAGGCCTGAGCATGGTTGAGGACATCTTTGGCGTAGACCACAGTAAGGCCGAGCGTATTGTCGGTGACTACAAGACCGTGTTGGAAGAAATTCTCGAAAGCGTTCCGCAGGACACAGAAGCCCGTAAGAAGTTCACCATCGGTCTGAAAAAGTTGCTTGCCGACATTGACATTGATGCTACGAAGAACGAACTCCAGAAGTCTTTAAGGGAGATTGAACGATATATTCAAGACGAGACGAGCAAGTGGAATCTCTACAAGAGTCTTCTCGACAAGACGGGCAGCAAGGAGTTCGCAATGAAAGCCTTTGTTGACGATGTTGTCTGGGATGACGTGTCGCGGAAAATGGCCGAACGGCTGAAAGAAGGAATGTCAAAGCGCAAGCTATCATTCGCCGATGACATCTTCAAAATGGATCAGGACGAAGCCGAGAAGTTCTTCGGTAAGGACACAGCCGAGTTGAGGTTGTGGGAGGAGATTGTGAAGTCTATCCGCAAGAATTGGACGGACGGTCTTAATGACATCGCCGAGGCTACCTCGAAGCTGATGACGACGGAAGACAAGATTGTCAAGGCAGAGCGTGAGCTGGCAGAACTACGTGGCAAGTACGGCAAAGACGACCCAAGAGTCATCGCCAAGGAGAGGGAAATCAAGCAGCTACACGTGGAAGCCTTTGAGCAGAGCGAGCCTTACGTCCGTTTCTACAGCAGCATCTTTGCTATGACGGCTGACGAGGCCGAGAATATGGGCGCGAAGATTAAGGAGAACCTCGTAGACCAACTTGCGAAGGGTGAAATCAATGCCGACAAGTACCTGAAGAGCATCAAGAACGTCAATCAGCAGTTGGAGAAGATGCGCGAAGTCCGTAGCGATGCGATGACGCTGATGACACAAGGCTATCGAGGACTTCTTGACAAGCGCACGAACATCTACGAGGGTCAGGCTGCGGATGCCGCGCTCAAAGTTCAAAAGGCAGAGGAAGCACTTGAAAAGGCACGTTTGGAAGGGAACGAGGCGGCTCTGCAAGCGGCGCAAATAAACAAGGATTATGCCGAGTATGAGTTGTACCAAGCAAAATTAAGGTTGGGGTGGATTCAAGAAGCGCGCGAAGATTCCAACGACCTTCTTACTATTATGGAGATGATTGGCGGTGCCCTCGATGGTATGGCGAAAGCAGCCGAGCAGATGAGTGAGATGTTTGACGCCCTCGGCCATCAGCACACCGCGAACACGTGGAGCGACATTGCCGACGTCATCAGTGCCGTAAGTAGTCCTGTCAACGCTGCCACCAATGCCCTGAAGAGTGCTATGACGGGTGATGTTGGTGGAGTCATCTCGAACACCGTTGGCGTGTTCACATCTCCTATCACCGCCTTTGCCAAACTGCACGACAAGAAACTGCAACGCCAGATTGAGGAGAGCGAGATGAAGGTAAAGTCGCTGACCACTGCCTACGGCAACTTGCAAACGGCAATGGAGCGAGCCCTCGGCGGTATCTACACCACTGGCGGTTACGAGGAGATGTACGACAACCTGAAGAAGCAGCGTGATGAACTCGCCCGCCAGTACGACTCTGAAAGCAGGAAGAAGAAGAGCGACGCAGGGAAACTTGCCGACTACGAGGAGCAGTTGCGCGAGGCTGACGAGACGATGAAGAACTACGCCCTCGATATGGCGAAGAGCCTGTATGAGATAGACCTGCAAGGATGGGCAAGCCAGCTCACGGATGCCATTGTCGGTGCGTGGGAGAAGGGCGAGGATGCTGCCGATGCCTATCGTGAGAAGGTTAAAGACATCATGAAAGACCTCACGAAGAACATCCTTGCGAAGAAGGTGATGGAGAAGGCCTTTGCCAACCTCGGTATCGACGAAATCATCGCCAATATGATGGATGCGAGCAGCGGTAGGCTTGACGAGACCGCTATTCCAAGACTTGCCGAGGCATTGGGGCAGGCAGGCAACCTCACCGTTGATGCCATCACGAAGACCCTCGATGCTATGGAAGCCAACGGCACGATAGAGCGTGAGGCCAGTTCGTCGAAGTCGAGTACGTCGAACACCATCAAGGGTATTACCGAGAACACCGCCGACCTACTTGCGAGCTACATCAATGCCATCAGAGCCGATGTGAGCGTAAACAGGATGACGCTGACGGAAATCCTCAGTGCCGTGCAGGGGCAGAGCGAACTCCCCGTGATTGCACAGGCGCAGTTGTTGCAGTTGGAGCAGATTTCGAGCAACACCCTCCGCAACGCTCTTGCTGCCGAGATGATTTATGACATCCTGCACTCCAATGTGCTTGGAAACGAAAAGTTTAATGTGAAGTGATTGAGTTGCGACAGAGTCGCCACATACCATAAAAAGAAATAACTATGGAAGAGAAGAAACTGAATAAGATACTGAAAGACCGCGCCGTGGAACTCGGACTCTGCGACAAGTGGCGCGATGAATGGGAGAGGGACGAGACGAAGCAGGAACTCATCGAGAAATACCTTCGTGGCATCGACTTCTGCATTCAGCACGACTACCCGAAACTGGAGTTCATCCGCGAGTACTTCCCGAAGAAATTGTTGGAGAAGAACGGTGTGTTTGTTGATGAAGAGATAGGCAGACGCGATGATGTTGCAGCAAGGGACACGGTGGTGTTGCTCGGAGGGAGTAAAGCCGAACTGCACTATGACGGCCTCGGAATGGGCAACATCTATGTGCGCCATCAGTCGGAAGTGAAGATTGTCGCCCGTGGATGGTCGAGGGTGTTCGTGGAATGCTACGAGGACAGCGTGATAAACGTCACGGCAGAAGACGAGAGCAAGGTGTTCGTGTATCAGCACGGAGGAAAGGTGACTGCAACGGGTAACGTCATCGTCAGGGATAGATTAAAGAAAGAGTCGTAGATAGAAAAAGGGGGACTTGCTCACGCAGGCCTCCCTCATGTTTAACCAACTAAATTCGTCGAATATGACGCACTTTAGCACCGCAAAGGTAGCTATTTTGTAGTAAAACTACAATTTTTATTCAAACTTTTTCGTTAATTTGCATAATTATTCGATATTTTTGTATGGATATACGGAAATTATTCGTATATTTGCAAAAAAGTTATCAGGATATGGCAAATTGGCAGAACTTCTACTTACAACGGATGGGCACAGACGGCGTTGGCGATACCTACCCCGTTTACGAGAGTGTTGCCCGTTGGGGTGTCTGGTGTAAGGACATCCCCTTCAAGTTGTTTGATGGTGTGAAGGAGCCTGCCAAGCGCAGTTGGAACGATGAGCACGGCGATGACGAGTACATCAGTGCAACGGGTCTTTGGCTCGAAGCCTATGAGATGACCGTTGAGTTCGGCTGCAAGCTGCTCTCTGCTCCCGTTGGCGAGGAAGAAACCGCCGTTGTCAGTGACGTGCGTGTTGCTGTGAAGAGTTTCCTCGACTACCTCCGCAGTGCAGGGATGATGAAGATGTATTCCAAGCACACCCGTATTGGCAGGCAGAATGTCCGTCTTGTGAGCGTCAGCGACGATGCCCATTTCGAGCGCGACTACCAAGGTGGTGTGGAGTTCGTGGTGTTCAAGGTTACGTTCAAGGTCAACGACCCCGTGACCAACATTAAGAGAGTTGATAGTGGAGAGTTGATAGTTGAGAGTTAAGAATGAGTTGGACGATATATAAGAAAAACGGCGAGGAGCGTCTTGTGACGTGGCAGAATAACGAGGCGACGGGCAGTGGTATTGCCGTAGGAGGAGGTGCCGCTACCCCCGCCAGCCGTTTCGTGCATCCTGAACTGGAGTATCACGGCGAGTGGATGGGCGAGTGCTTCGTTACGTTGAACGTGCGCTGTGCCGTTCCCGTGGACTTCGAGATTGGCGACTACATCATCTATCGTGGTGAGAAGTTCGTCATCAACTACAACCCGACAGTGGTAAAGAAAGCCCGCAGGGGAACGTATGGCGAAGGTTTTACTTATGACAACGTGAAGTTCAACTCATTGAGCTATGAGCTTACCGACATTCGTATGCTCGACTACGTTCTCGGCGACAATGATGTTCACTATTCCTCGCTTCCCAAGTTCTCGTTCTTCTGCAATGATGTTGACGACCTTGCCGACAGGCTTCAGGTAAACGCTGACCGCTACTGCAATGACAACGGCATCACGGGCAGAGATAGATGGCTTTTCGTCACTCCCTCGCAGTCACGTTCGTTGCAGAGATGCGGTTCTGATGCAGGCCTTCGCACCAAGGCTTCTGCCGTCTATGCAGAGTACTTTGAAGACCCTGCCGCCACGAGTGAGGAGAAGGTGAACCAGAACGTGAGCGTGAGCAATCAAACCGTCTGGGACACGATGAAGAACATCAAGGATGTGTTCGGCCTGAACTTCGTGGTGCGTGGCAGAGTGGTTGTCATCGGCGCAGCAGGACTCCCAACACAAGACGTGTTCAGTTACGGCAAGGGTAATGGATTGTATGAGATAGAACGCACTGCCGACTCTGAGCAGCAGATTATCACAAAGCTGTATGCGTATGGCAGTGACAAGAACCTTCCGACTCGATACTACGCCAATCTCGGTATGCAGTGTTGGACTCCGTGTTACAGATTCAATGCCGACGGCGTTATCCTTATCACAATTCCAGTTGCTCCATCCTCGGCATATTTCAAGAACGAGGTAGATGTCGCATCCCTTGGTGGCGCAAGAGCCTATGCCGTTACCATCAGAGTGTCGAGTCAGGGCAACGCTGAACACAACGTGTATGTTACCGACACATCGGGTATCGACAACTTCCCGATGGAGAACTACAGCTACATCTTCGGCAATGATATGCCCACTCTGAACGAGGGCGATTCCATTATTTTCGTCAAAGGCATTGACAAGGATAAGTGGCCGGGCAACAAGAGTTATCCGTCTACAAGTCCTATCCCCGACAATATGGCTCTGAAC